GCTCAGTTTTTTGCGAGTTCCTCCACGTCTGTCTCGGTCATGTTGTTGTGCTTGAGTGCCTTCTCGAAGAGCTTGGACACGATGGCCGCTGACTTCTTCGCCAGCTGCTCGATGCCAGCCTCGTCAAAAAGACGCTCGCCGCTCTCGGGATGACACAGGCAGCGGGCCAGATACTTCGTGCGGAAGTTGTCGATGCCCGTCTCCTTCTTGCCCACCCACTCCTTCTCGTAGCTGTCACGCTCTTCCACCGTCATGACGCGAACGCCGAGCACGAGCGGCTTGCCGTCACCGCCCTTCCACTCACGCACCGTCACCTTGAGAACGGGCAGATCGTCAGCCGCGAGAATCTGGGCAGCAAGTTCTGAAACGCTCAGCATGGTTTCTCCTAGCCTTGAACTCGTAGCGTGACTGCGTAGCGCGTCACGTCATTGACCACGCCAGCCATGGTGAACTTCTCAAGCACTGCCTTGCCCGAGTAAGCGAGCCCGCCACCAGTGATAGTGACTTGCGCACGCTTTCCGTAGTTGGCAGTGGAGATGTTCGCCGTGGCTAGGCACTTCATCTCTATAGTGCCTATGTCAAGCGTCCACGTACTGGCGCGAGCCAATGGAAGAGCACCGCCGTGAGTTACGGTCAGTTCCGTAACCTCACCGAAGTTCACGCTGTTCCACGTAGCCGTGACGCCCGCTGAGTAGTCCGCCATGACGGTCCTCCGTCTGGCTTACCGCTCGAGCTTGATCGTCGCCTGGCCTCGGATGGCGTCCTGCGTGGCGAGCGTCAGCGTTGAACTCGTGACCGTTCCAACTTTGCTGCTCACGCCAGAGAGTGCCGTACCGCCGATGGTGAGCACAAAAGAGCCAGTGCTCTTGTCGGCAATGAAAGTCTTTCCGATGTAGTCAAACGTGACGCTGCGGCCGGTTTCGCCAGAGGCCGCACCAGCAAGCGGAAGGTCAAGAGTCTTAGCGGTTTCGCCAGCGGTCTGGCCAAGATGCGAAACGGCAATCTTGTCATCGGCGGCAGTTGGGTCGGTGGCGCTCACAACCACGCTGGTGACGGTATAGGCGGTGCCGCCGAAGGTAAGGACTGTGCCCGAGCCATCATGCGGAGTTTCAAAGGCCATCTGCTAAGTCTCCTGCCAGAGGATTGAGAAAGATTGCGTCACCTGATAAACGGGCGGCAAGTCACCGCCGGCGAGTTGTACGAAGCCGTCAGACTCGGTTTCGAGGCTTACGTTCCGCACGCTTACGTAGTCTGTCACTTGCCCGCCCCATCCATCCAGAACTGAACGGATTCTGTCGGCGGCCTCGCGGGCCTCTTCGTACGTGGTCGAGAACACGTCCACCGCCAACTGCACAGACGTGGCACCTGTCGGGCCTGAGAGCCCTTGCGAGCGACTAACACCCGTGCGTCGCCATGTGGCAAACGGCAGGGACGCAGACGCCGGTGCGATCACGGGCCAGATACGCTGGCCAAGAATCATGGCTACGGCGGGATCTGCAATCAGTGCTCGAGCAGCTGCCTGCTCTGGTGACTTCAGCACGGCTAGCCTCCAGCCTGGATGGTGGCACCAGTCACGCTGCCGGTGCTGGTGTACGTGAGCGCCTCCAGGGCACGCTCAAGGGAAATCCGCAACTCAGACGTGAGCCGCTCGGCCACCTTGCCCTGATACTCACGCCACGTCTTTCGCAGGGGCGGCTCCCCGCTGCCGCCAGGATTCATGGCAGGAATGACGATTGGCTTTGTGGATTTCTGAAAGAACGCATTCGGGTAGGCAGGATCTGTCTGCACTCGATGGCCGCTCTCTCCTCGTGGAGGGCGGGGCGTCTTCATCATCTTGAACTGCCCCAGCTCACTGTATGACGATGCGATGTAGGCGTTTTGCCCAGAGACTTGGTGAGCCTTGATGCTGGCCACTTTGCCAGACTTCATCGTTCTCTGGTGAGCCTTTCGTTGGTAGGGCTTGTTTGAGAGCTTGGCAATCACTCGCTGCTTGGTGCCGAACTCAAGCCACCATTGATGAAAAGCCCTGTCAGGGCCAGCCTGCACCGTGCCGCCGGCTGCGCTCTTTGATTTGCCTTGGCCAGCACGGTTGTAGCCAAGCAGGCCCACGGCCACGCCGCTGTCCTTGTACCTCACGATCTTCATGTTCACGGCACGCTTGAGATTGCCAGTAGGCCCGGCTGGCGTGTTCTCTCGCAGCCGCAGCTTTGCCGGCTCCAGCGCCTTCTCCAAAGCATCGCCAAGAGTGTCGGCAAGCCCTGCGTTGTCAAAGAGTTTGCCGAGCGACTCCTGCAGCCGCAGAAGCTCGGACGTGTCGAGCGAAAGGTTGACGCCAGCAACAGCCATCTAGGCGGCCTCCTGGCAGACGAGCTCGTGCTCGCTACGGTTCCCGTGCTCAAGCAGGCTGACGATCTCCAGCGTGCGGCCACGCCAGACGATCCGCATGGATTGCGTCAGCCCGTCCAGCCACCGAATGCGGACGCGGTGCGAAACCTCAATCTGCTGCTGCCCGTACTGCAAAAGCTCGCGGGACGATACGCCTTCCACGCTGGCCCAGCGTTCCGCGAACGTGGCCCACGAGAGTACGGTTTCCCCGAGAGCGTTCCGAGACTCGGAAGCCCGCTCCACCGTCACGCGCTCGCGGAGGCTGCCGGCGTCAATCATGTGCCGTACATCGCAATGGTGTACGAAGATGTGCCTGCGTTTGTGCGCACTGTCGGCAGTTGCCCGGCGTCATCAAAATCACCATAGGATGTTGAAACAATGCTTAACGAGTTCGCATTCACGGTCACAGTCGGGTTATTCACAACCAAGGGAGCCGGCCCGGACTTAATCACGTAGCACTCAATCTCAGAGAACGAAACAAACGCGCCGCTCGCGTCCCTGTAGGCTGTTGGCGCGACTTGGATAGTCACGGCACTAGTGCCGCACGTACCGCTAACGATGGCCACCTTGCCGCTGGTGTACGCCTGCGAGTCCTGCAGGCTCACCACCTTGAGCGATGCCGTGCCGTCCTTGTCGTGGAACAGCACGTCTACGTTGATTCGTCCTTCAAGGCTCATTGGTAGCTGCCCCATTTCTGTGACGAGAGAAGCGATTCAACGGCAAACTCAAGCGGCTTGCTGATGCTGCCCACGAGCACCGTGCTGCGGTTCTCGTACCAGTGGCCCACGAGCATGAGGCAGGCGTGGCGGACAGCGGCAGGCACGCTTGAGCCAGCGGCCCCGTAGCCGGCCCACCACGTCACGCTGATGGCGTTGTCGTCCATCAGGTGCGGCGGCCACGTCTGGCCGTACAAAGTCTTTACCGCCCCTGGCGTGCTGCTGCGGTCCACGCGGTAGCTGGCTGTGGAGTAGGTGGCTGTCGTGCCGTTCTCGTAGGTGAACGTCAGGGCCACTGCCGTAGTCGTGCCGGCTGTCGCCATGGGCGGCCGTGGTAGCTCAATGTCATGGGTGCCGTCTGGCGGGAACGAATCAAACCGCATCACCCACTGCGTATTGACCAGCGTGCGGTCTAGGTACTGCTCGCACCACTCACGGGCCGCCGTGATCAGCGTGCCGATGTAAGCGTCATCGCCGCTTGTATCAACCCGCAGGTGGGCCTTGGCTTCCGCGAGCGTGACGGGCTCAACGGCTGGCGGCGTCTGTCGAGTCAGGCTTCGATACTGCACGGCGGCCTCTTCGCTTTGGGGTGGCGTCTGCGGTTTCTGCGTCGTGCTCGAGAGCAGCCGTTTCAATCAGCGACTGCTGGTTGTCTTCCACCGCGACACGCTGAGCGAGCAGCTGCGTGGTGATCCCGCCAGGAAGCTCAGCCACTTGCCCCTTGCGGTAGCCACGCCACGCGCGGGTAAACATAATCTTCGGCATTAGCCCACACTCCATGCAGATTCTGGCGGCTTGCCAGTGTTCGTGAACTCAGTCGTCCACTGAAAAACAGGGGCGGTAAGGTGTTTGCCGGGCCACGTCACGACGTACTCGCCGTGGCCCAAAACGACACGCGGCGAGACGAAGACGCGGTTGCCGCTGTCTCGCCAGTTTCGCCACCACCAGATATCTGGATCGGTGCGCCCATCGTTCCAGCCGCCTTGCGGGTCTGGCTTGCTCCAGAACCACGGTTTCTTTGTGCGCTTGAGTGCCGCTGTGCTGATGACGGTGCAACCGAAGTGTGCCGTGTCCACTTCCTGCACGGGCTCGGCAAACCACTCCTTGGGCACCTGCGTGTGCCCATCATCTGGCGGATTGTCCAGCGTGCCCTTCAGCGTCAGCATCGGGCGGCCGTCTTCACGCTTAGTCTGCATGCCGGTGATGGCGTCACACTGAAAAGTCATAGCCATTGCGAATAACTGCTCAACGTCCTGCTTGGTGAAAAACGTGTCGTAGTCAATGGCCAGTAGGTACTCGCACGAGTCGATGAACTGCTCCATCACGCGGGTGTTTACTTGGTCCCAGAACGCACCAGTGCCCATCGTAGGGCGAATGCCGAGCGGCATCAGGGCCTGAGCCCAGGCGAAGTGGTTGGCCGTGAACGAGAGCCGTGGCATGGACAGCACGGCTTCCACCCTGATGTCAACTTCGGTGCCACCGACTTTGACTAGCATGCGTGCCTCAAGAAAGAGAGCGGGCGGCCCCCGTTGTGGAAGCCGCCCGCTCAAGATTGCACACTCGTCAAGCCGTCAGGCTCACGCACCCACGAGGCCGATCATCGGGCCGGCCACGGTGTCGGTGCCCAGGTTCGCGTGCGTGATGGCAACGCGAGCCACTGCCCGAATCACGGTCTGGTCCGACAGGAAGTTCACCTGATCGCTGCTGGCGATCTCGATGGCCTGGCGGATGCCGTAGTAGGAGCTGTTGGCCATGTTGCCGTACAGCGCCATGATGGCACCCGTCGAGTCAGCACCGCTCGGGAGCCGGTCGGTGAGAACCACTTCCGAGCCAAGGAAGGTCGGGCCCATGCCCTGCGACAGACCAACTGA